GAAATATCATGTACGGAAAATCACCCAAAATGTCTAGTCCTAAGATGCCTAAATCTGATTCTAAAAAAGGTATGCCTTTATCAATAATGATTGCTGTTGGTAAGCCTAGAGCCATGCCCGAGCGTGGTGGTCGCACAGCTACCAACATGATGAAAAAGTCTGGACGAGGTAAATAATGTCTTCTTTAACTGCTCCCGTTACGCTTCTTAGCTCTGTTACTGCTACAGGTGCTTCTATAGCTGTTCAGGTAGATGCTGGTATGCCAGCAATTCTGCACGTTACAGGCATCACAACTGCTACTGTTGCCCTTCAAGGTAGTCTTGATGGCACAACATTTAGCACTGTTGGCACTGCTTTAACGGCTGATGGCTTTGTTACTTTGGCTAATGCTCCTAAGTATTTAAGAGCCAATTGCACAGCGTATACATCTGGAACAATCATCGCAAAGATATTGTACTGATATGAAAACCAAAGCCCAAAAGAAGATCAGCAAGGTGATGACTGAGTTTGGCAAGGGCAAGTTGACTACCAATAAAAAAGTCGTTACTAACCCAAAACAGGCTGTAGCTATTGCTTTATCCGAAACAGGTATGTCTAAACCAAAGGGTAAGAAATGAAACAAGGTCTCTACGCTAACATCAATGCCAAGCAAGAACGCATCAAAGCGGGTTCTAAGGAAAAGATGCGTAAGGTTGGTTCTAAAGGCGCTCCTACTGAGGCAGCATTTAAGGCTGCGGCTAAGACCGCAAAGAAGAAATGACCTTAAAAGCGCATCAAAACCCCAAAGGGGGCTTGAATGCCAAAGGCAGAGCATCGTATAATGCAGAAACTGGTGGGAATCTAAAACCACCCGTCAAATCGGGAGACAACCCTCGTAGGGCATCCTTTCTAGCACGTATGGGCAATATGCCTGGCGCTGAGATGAAAGATGGAAAGCCCACCCGACTTTTACTTTCTCTTAGAGCTTGGGGCGCAACGTCCAAGGAAGACGCTAAAGCAAAGGCTAAAGCGATCTCTAAGAGGAATATGAAGTGAGACCAACCTCAGTCGGAATTAGCCCAGCAGCGAATACGCTGACAACTGTTTATACAGTTCCTACGGGTTATTACGCCAAGTTTACTGTCATGTACATTCACAACACTGGCGGTTCGACTAAGCACATAACTGTTCAATGGTATGACGCAAGTGCTGCCACAACACTAGATATTCTTACTTCTTACGACTTTACTTCAAAGCAATACCTTCAGTTTGATGGCAATGCTTATATCGTTTTAGAAGAAGGCGATAGAATTCAAATTACTACTCAATCTGCTAGTACCTTTAGTTTTATTGCAACATTTGAGGTTCAGGGAGCGCAAAGAACATGACTTACTTAGAACTTGTTAACGATGTGCTAGTTCGCTTGCGTGAAAGCACAGTATCTACTGTTGGCGAAACAGCCTATTCTTCTTTGATTGGCAAGTTTGTCAATGATGCCAAGCGTCAGATTGAAGATTCCTATAATTGGAATGTCTTAGGACAAACAATTACAGTTACTACTACTGCTGCCACAAGCTCTTACGCTTTGACAGGTGCAGGTCAGAAGTTTCGTGTTAACGATGCTATCAATACTACCAGTGTTATTACTTTAGATAACACTACTGTTGCGGACATGAACCGCAAGTTAAACTTTGGTACGCCTTCACAGTCTATTCCTTCAGAGTTCTGCTTTAGTGGTGTAGATGGTAGTGGTGACACAAAGATTGATTTGTTCCCAGTTCCTGATGGCGTATATACCTTAAAGTTTGATGTAACTGTTCCACAGGCCAATCTGTCTGCTGATGGCACTTCAGTCAAAGTCTTGGACTATTTGGTTGCCCAGAGTGCTTATTCTCGTGCTTTGATTGAGCGTGGTGAAGATGGTGGAACAAACTCTTCAGAGGCTTATGCTCTGTTTAGAGGAATGCTCTCTGATGCTATTGCATTGGAAAGCACTCGTTATCCTGAAGACAACTTTGTGGCGGTCTAATGTCTAAGCCTTTACAAAGTTACAGTCTCTCAGCACCAGGCTTCTATGGCCTAAATACTGAAGATTCCCCCCTTGATTTAGGGGCTGGCTTTGCTTTGGTTGCCACAAACTGCATATTGGATCAGTATGGTCGTATTGGTGCTAGAAAAGGTTACACAAGAGTTAACTCTTCCTCTGGCAATCTAGGTGCTAATGATGTGGGTGTTATCCATGAATTAGTGCAAAACGATGGCACTTTGACTGTCCTGTTTGCGGGTAACAACAAGTTATTTAAACTTGGTACTGCCAATGCTGTGACTGAGTTGACCTATGGTGGTGGCGGTACTGCTCCTACTATCACTGCATCTAATTGGCAAACTGCCTCTTTAAATGGGATTGCATACTTCTTCCAAACTGGTCACGATCCTCTGATTTATGACCCCGCTGTTAGCACAACAACATTTAGACGAGTCTCAGAAAAGTCAGGCTATGCAGGATCAGTTCCATCTGCAAACATTGCTATTTCTGCTTTTGGTCGTCTGTGGGTTGCTAATACATCTTCCGATAAAGTAACAGTTACATTCTCTGATCTGATTGCGGGTCATGTATGGTCTGGTGGTACTTCAGGAAATTTAGATGTCTCCCGTGTATGGCCTAATGGTGCAGATGAAGTTATGGGCTTGGCAGCGCACAATGATTTCTTGTTTATATTTGGTAAACGACAGATTCTTGTGTATTCTGGTGCTTCTACACCCGCATCCTTAGTTCTAAGCGACACAATTGGCTCTATTGGATGTATTGCTAGAGATACGATTCAAAGCGTTGGCTCTGATGTGATTTTCTTGTCAGACTCAGGTGTTCGTTCACTAATGAGGACTATCCAAGAGAAGTCTGCTCCCCTTAGAGACTTGTCTAAGAATGTGCGTTTTGACCTAAATTCATCATTGGCAGGTGAAACATTGGCTAATCTGAAGTCTGTTTACTCAGAAAAAGAAGCCTTTTATCTGCTAGTTCTACCCGCTACTTTCCAAGTTTATTGCTTTGATACCAAACAATCTTTACAAGATGGTGCTTCCCGTGTAACCAAATGGGACTCCATTGCGCCAACTGCATTGCGTTCTTTGCGTAATGGTGACTTGTTAATTGGTAAGAGTGGATTTATTGGTAAGTATGGCGGTTACATAGATGATACAACAACGTACCGATTTGCGTACTACACCAACAATGCTGACCTTGGCAATGCAAACCAGATTTCTGTTTTAAAAACTATTTCAGCCATTGTGATTGGTGGCTCAAATCAGTTCTTAACAATCAATTGGGGTTTTGATTATTCTGGTGCTTATCAAGCTCAAAATATTTATATTCCTACCCAAGTGAGTTATGAGTATGGAACTGCTGAATATGGAACTGCTGAATACACAAGTGGCATTGCAATTAAGACATTGAGAGCAAACGCATCTGGTGCGGGTAAAATTGTACAAACTGGTTACGAAACAACCATTAACGGCACACAGTTATCGCTTCAAAAGATTGAAATTCAAGCCAAAGATGGCAAAATAGCCTAAGAGGTAAACATGAGTAATTACACCAAAACAGTAAACTTTGCGACTAAAGACAACTTGTCGCCTGGCAATCCTTTAAAGATTGTCAAAGGTACTGAGATTGATACTGAGTTCAACAACATTGCTACGGCTATTGCAACAAAGACAGACAATGCTTCTGCCGCAATTACTGGCGGTACAATTACTGGCATTACCGATCTAGCAGTTGCTGATGGCGGTACTGGTGCGTCTACTGCCGCTGCCGCATTAAATAACCTATTGCCTAGCCAAACAAGCAACGCAAACAAGTATCTTCAAACTGATGGAACAAATGCAACATGGGATGCAGTAAGTCTTTCGACTGCTGATATTACTGGAACTTTAGCGGTAGCCAATGGTGGTACAGGAGTTACAACAAGCACAGGAACAACTAATGTTGTGTTGTCAAACTCGCCAACACTTGTAACTCCCGCCCTTGGAACACCGAGTGCCGCTATCTTAACGAATGCTACGGGTCTGCCTATTTCAACAGGCGTGAGTGGTCTGGGTACTGGTATAGCAACTCTTTTGGCAACACCATCTAGTGCCAACTTAGCCTCTGCGATTACTGATGAAACAGGATCAGGCGCATTGGTGTTTGCTACTAGCCCAACACTTGTGACACCTATTCTTGGAACTCCTACTAGCGGTACTTTAACCAATGCAACTGGTTTGCCTATCAGTACAGGTGTATCAGGATTGGGAACAAACGTAGCAACTTTTTTAGCGACTCCTAGTAGTGCAAACTTAGCGGCAGCTTTGACTGATGAAACTGGAAGTGGAGCAGTAGTATTTGCAACCTCTCCTACCCTAGTAACTCCTGCTTTGGGAACTCCAAGCGCATTGGTTGGTACAAACATTACAGGAACTGCCTCTGGCCTGACTGCGGGTAACGTCACGACAAATGCCAACTTAACAGGTGCAGTTACTTCTGTAGGGAATGCAACTTCTTTAGGCTCATTTAGTTCTGCTAACCTTTTGGGTGCTTTAACTGATGAAACAGGAACAGGATCGGCTGTATTTGCTACATCTCCAACATTGGTGACTCCCATTCTAGGCACACCAACAAGTGCAACATTGACTAATGCAACAGGCTTGCCTTTGAGTACAGGCGTAACAGGCAATCTACCCGTCACCAACTTAAACTCAGGCACATCAGCCAGTGCATCAACATTCTGGCGAGGTGATGGTGTTTGGGCAGCACCATCAGGAGCAGGAACAGTAACAAGCGTTTCAGTTGTTTCTGCCAATGGTTTTGCAGGGACTGTAGCGACTGCCACTTCCACGCCAGCTATTACTGTTTCAACATCCATTACGGGTGTTTTAAAAGGTAATGGTACGGCAATTTCTGCGGCTACTGCGGGTACAGATTATGTAGCCCCAAGTGGTGCTTTGGGAACGCCATCAAGCGGCACTTTAACTAATGCAACGGGTTTACCTCTTACAACTGGCGTGACAGGCACACTACCAGCCGCCAATGGAGGCACAGGGGTAGCAAACAACGCTGCCATGACAGTGACAGGCTCTGGCAACTTTGCCTACACAAGGACTCTGACAGGCACAA